CACGCATTTCAATGTAACAGCCAGCATTGCCGTTCTTCGATCCATGAACCACAGCATCCACCCACGAACCCACGGACATACGGGCGTTGCCGTTGGGATCCATGGCCACCACCAGCAAGTCGAATTTGACCACCTGGGGGGTGACCGCATTGGCATCCAAAAACCCAAACGTACCGGTGAAGTCCCGATAGAGGGCGTAGTCGTCCGTGTCCCCATCACCCACATAATCCGCCTGGGTATTGGGAACATAGATGGCCGAGGTGGCGGGACCTGCGGCCGTACCCAGCAGGAACGAGCCACCGGCTGGATCCAGTACTTCGAGGGCCATTACAGGATCGAGATGTTGAAGGCAGTGATGGTCACCGTGCCGTTGGCCAAGATGTTCACGTCACTGAGCTCAATATCCCCACCGCCGCCGGTGGCAGTGATGGCGCCATCGATGACGTAAGTGCCAGCGGTGTCCCGCAGGCGGAACCAGGTGGCGGTGCCGGAAGCATCCGCCAAGTTGTCCTGAACCTGGGCGGCCAGGCTTGAAGCCCCAGCAGCGGCCGCAGAGAATGAGGAGGCCGGCAAGCCCAAGGCCGCCAGCAAGGTTTGAGCCCCCACGGCAGTATCGGCGTTGGCGGGGCGTACCCCGTCATAGATTTCCAGAACAGCGGTTCCGCCGTCCAATACGCCGTTGGTGGCGGCGCCGGTGCCGCGCAGGGTACGGTCGAGCAAAAGGTTCTTCAGTGCGGTGCCGATGGATGCAGCCATTAGATTTTCTCCTGGTTGGTTTGGTTTTCAGTTTGGTTGGTAAGGGCGTTTAAGGTGGCCAAGGCCACGTCCAGTTCTTCGATCCGTTTACGGACCGGAGCGGCTTGCAACGCCAGGTGGTGCTGTTGTTGGCTAATTCCGTGTGCTTGCTCCAGGAGCTGCGCCCGTTCGGCTTTGACGGATTGTGTTAAGCCAGTTGTATCCATGTGGCGCCTCCGCTTTTGTTGTAATAAAGGTCTCCGTTCTGGTTAACGATGAACGACCCTTTGAGGGCTGCGTGGGTCGGGGCGCCGGTCAAAAAGAACTGGGGAACTAGGTGTAAATGGCACGAATTGGTTGTGTTCTGCATCCCCAGGTACGCCATATACGCTACGAGCCCAGCGGTCCCTGGAGTCTGGGCCTCACCCTTGACCCCACAAGTCAGAGCGGCCAGGGCCGACGAGCGACCAAACACTCCGGCTTGCCCAGACGAGAAACTGGTGGCGGTGGTCGTATCCGCCCCAACCCACCCCTCAACACCACCCACTTGGCCTGACGTCTGTGTCGTCACGCCAAACACCCCAGGCGTGTTGATCGACAGCCCCACCACCCCAACCATTGAGCCGCTTACGTCATTTCTGGTGTCGCCAAAAACCGCTGCCGTCCAGCCACCGAACCCAAGCGATTGGGCGCTGCCGATACCTGCAAAAACGGCGTCGTTTGTGTCGTGGGCCTGTAGGTGGTTAAACAGCGAGTCCATAACAATTCGCTGTCCGGAACCGTTCGCGGTTTGAATGGTCCCCGACACAGATACATTTGACGCCACCAACTTGCCCGCCGCGTCCAACTCAGTGTTGGCGGCCTTCCAGGTTAAGAGGGTGCCGTCGTATTTCAGAAAGTTGTTGGTTCCGTCCCCGATGTGAAGTCTGGGGTTGCCGCCGTTGTATTCGATCTGAACACCGGATTGGCCAAACGTGCCGGAATTCATCCACACAGCCCCAGTGGTCAAAATTCCGGTATCCATGACAGTCTGGGTAACGTCCGCATTATTGGCCGGAAGGTTGGTTCCACCAATGTCCAGGCCCCAGGTGGCGCCAGCGGTGGCGTTGTCCGATGGGGTGCCGGGACCACCTACATCCGCCCATTGCTGCTGGTTATTCAACACCGACGAGTCAGCAGGCTGGCCTGTAATATCGACGCCCCAAGTGGCCCCGCCACCCGGAGGTTCCGGTAAGGTCACGCCGGTTACCGAAGCGGCAGCAATGGACGTGAGACCCGATGTGTCCCAGGGACGGATGAAAAATGCGTAGCTACCCGCCGACAGATGATCAAACTCATAGGAGAAATCCGTGTTGATGGGGATATTGGGATCGATGGATACCAGCCCCGCGTGTAGGTCCGTAGCTGTGTTCCAGTTGCCACTGGCACCAGAGAAATAGCGAATCTGGAAACCGGTAAGATCGGCTTCAATGGCCGGCATCTGCCAAGTGAGACGTCGGCGACCATCAACCGTGGTGGCATAGGCCACGTTGATCGGCACATCCGGGGCCTGCTGTTTGCCCAACACCGTGTGCTGGGCGGAGGTCAGCCAAGCGGACGGCACACCGGCGGTGTTCACTGCCCGCACCCGGAAGGTGTACGCCTGGCCATCCTGAACGCTGCCCATGTAGGCGGCTGTTGTAGTAGTGGTTATCGGCGGCACCTCGGACCACGATCCGCTGGGGGCTTTCGAGCCCTGTACTTCAAAGTGGTCGAAGTACGGATCCGCAGAAACATTCCAGGTCAGCTTGGCCCGACTGATAACCGAGCCGTCGCCCATTGTCAGCAAGTGGTTGGTGCCGCTGGAGATGGTAAGTCCGGTCGGCGTGGCAACAGACGTAGGATCCGCCAAACTGGTGTTCGGTGGGCTGACAAACGCCGAAGCCGGAATAGTGCGATCGTAGGTGGTCGGCTCATACTCAATCAGGCCGAGGCCCACGGTCAGGTTGGGCCGGATCTCCACCGCCGATACCCGGAACAGTTTTGAAACCCAGCCAAACGACTCATGGGTCACATCGACGATATCGGTAACCTCGACTTTCATCGCCTGGTGGCTTGCGACCAAAGATAACGCCAGCGACTCACGGGATTTTTTGACGATGGTTTCGGCGATGTACTGGGCCCGGTAGGGGCTGGTCTCGAAGGGACGATTGACCGTAGTTTCCAGGACCAGACCGCCATCTTCGGCAAGCATCGTCACCGACGAGGTGATGGCGTAATCCTTCTCCCAATCCGTCAGAGGGTTGGTGAACTCCACTTTCACCCCGTTCAGCCGGGACCGCTTGCCGCCAGACTTCAGCCCCGAATGACTGATGATGTTGGTGGCGTCCAGTGAGAAGCTCGACGCCTTGTTGCCCTCGATTTCAAGCCGATATTTCCCACCGGTAAAGATCAGATTGCCGCGACACTGAGCCAGTAGAGCGGTGATGTTGTCTGACACCGGACGGCTGGTATTCACCACAGCGTTGACCTCGAAGGTCTTGATGTTTGGCCCGCCGGTGTAGGCTGGGATCAGGGCGTCACAGGCGTTTTCGGCAACCGCAAAAGAACTCCAATCCAGATCGGCAATCATCAGCCCCTTACCGTAGGAGGCGTTCATCAAATAATCCCCCAGGGCGCGGGCTGGGTTAGATGAAGGCTGTTGGGAGGCGTCAAAAAAGCTGAAAACAAGTGGGCCGGTTACGTCCACCGTAATGATGGGGATACCCCGGAACACGTCGCGGTTGTAGGTGAGCTTTACGTGGAGGTAGGCGACACCCTTCAACTGAGCGGATGAAGTGTAGTCAGGAAATGTGGCCACCAGGTCAGGGTCGGCACCTTGAGTGGTGGTCCCGGTGTATGGGGTGATGGTGACTAGGCCAGCAAACTTGGGGTCGGTAGCAAGGTCGTCGTTTAGATAGATGTCGCCAATAGACGACACTTCACCTTCGGCCAGGGCGATGACCATGTGCAGGTTGCCCGTGTTCGTAGGGTCCACCGCCTTGAACACGACGATGCCGCCTAAGCGGCGGGTGCCGTACACCAGGGGAAGAGGGAGGTCGGTTCCCACCTTGTTCAGCTTCACACCGGGATATTCGATCTCCGGCATGTCAGGCATGATCCAGTCCCACAGGGCACCGAGACCGGTGATATCCATGGTGAACTGAAAAACATCATCTGCCGCGCTACCCAGCGCACCCAGACCATCTTCAATTAGTCCTACTAATCCGCCGGCCATTACGTTCCCCACTCCGTGTCAGGGTCCACTTGGGACGCAAATTTGAAGCCGGTATCGCCGGGATACATGGCTTGTTGCTCGGAGTCGTTGGTGCGGCGTCCATTGGTCTTTTCAAAATCGGCCATGTGGCTGGCCACATCCCACTTCACGTCAGCGGTGCCGCCAGATTTCTCAGTGATCTCGAAACTATCGATACGGCCGTCGTACATCAGGAGAGGCGATGGAATTGGAATCCCCGAGGCATCCAGTAGTGCGATATGAACGGTTACCCGACGATCCGTGTACGGCTCAGTCAATGCCGTGGCGATGTTCGCCAGGGGCACTCCGGATAGGCGGACCTTCAGGCTTCCGCGCTTTAGGGGGGCGGTTTCCTTGATGGTGTCGACGCCGGTCAGGTTGCCGTCGGCCAGATAGGTGTTTGGGCCGTCGATGACGTCGTGCCCCGCATCCGTGTACCGCAAGGTTCCAGAGTCGAAATAGATACTCACCAAGCGGCACGGGCGGATGTCTGGCTGATCCAGTTCTGACAGCATTGCCACACTCATGCCTCGCCCTGCCATTTAGACTGCCTCCGTTGCATCAAAATCGAATTGGTAAAACCCGCCCCGGCCCACTGAGTAGGACTGCACACTTCCGTCCAACGCCACAGTGATGGGAACGTTGGTGTGGGCCATGATTTCCAGGTTCGACAGGGCGGTAATGACGGGGGTGTTTAGTTGCAGATTGCCCTGCCCACTGCCGTTCGACGACAAATCCGCCGTGGCCATGTAGACCTTCGCGTGGCCGGGGAACTTCACCAAGTCGCCAGCCTTCACTACGCCGGGCGTGTTGATCGGGAAGCCATCGACGGCGATGGTTTTCAAGCCAATCCCGTGTGGGCCGTTGACGATCGGTGTTCCCGCCCACGACCCTCTCGGCACCGCTAGATCCGTGGGCACCACCGTGAAGGTCCCGAACTGGCCCTGCTGACTGGCAATGAATCCAAGAATGGGTGCAAACCGATCTCGAGTCATGGGCGGGTATTTCACCCGCAACCGCCACCGCTGTCCTCCGAACAACCGGGCAAACCGATTTCCGGACAGGGACCTCGACATCACAGCACCAGTGATGTCCGAAAGTTCAATGCGGCTTGGGCCTGGTGATATGGGTAATGCGCCAGCCACGATCAGCCCCCTAAGTTTTCAGCATTGGCATCACGCATGATGCTGACGATCTGCCCACGCTGGCGGTCGATGACCCGGGCCACGTCAGCCCCATCCATAGCGGTAATGTTGATGTTCACCGTGGTGTTACCCTGGCCACCGTTTTGGAGAAACCTCTGTAAACCCTCGTTGTCTTGTTTCTTGAGGACACCCTCGCCCTTCTGCAACAGGTACGTGCCGTCAGTCGGCACCCGGTCCAAACCGTCGTGGGCCACACCCACCAGAGAGGCAGCAGCCAGGGATTCAGAGAGGGCAAATGTGGCCGTAATGCCGGCTGCTGCTGGAACCGCATTTGCACCCAGGGTAGCCAGGGAAGCGGATGCCGCCGCAGGTGCCCAGGCGAACGCAGCCGTGGTCGCGGCCGCTGTATTCGCCACCATGGTGCCGGCGAGAATCGTCTTTTCGATTCCGGCCAGGACCAGCTTCTTGACGCCGATCTGAATAAGGCCGGAAATCACTTGCTTGAGCACTTGGCGGACGACAGACTTCATTGCATCGCTAAAGCTTTTCTGCTCAAGGATTGCGGAGGCCACAGCATCACCAATACCAGCAGAGAAACTGTCAAAGGCCCCCGACCAAGCCTCGGACCATTTCAACGCGTTGGCCAAAAGCTCATCGACACGCTTGTCGTCGTTGGCCTGGGACAACTCCATGAACGCTTGTTGGTCGATGAGTTGGTTGTTCAGCGCCTCCTGAATGATCCCCTGGCGGTTCTGGTAAGACTCGCGGATGCGGTCCTCCTCTGTCCCCAAGGTCAACATCAATGCGTCAAGCTGACGTTGACCAGTGACGGCAGTCGTACCGGTCTCACTGCCGCCGGTCGAGTCGGCTAAACGGCCCTCACGGGCAGCGGCCACAGCCATGGCGGCTTCGTTCGCCCCCGCCTTAATGCTGTCGAAGAAGGCGTCGACTTTGTCGGAGGGCAGATCGGCGTTGGCAAGCTGGACCAATTCCTCATAAGTGAGGTCCGCCGCGATCCCGGCCTCGGTAGCGGAACGGGCTAAATGGTCCAGGGGCACCGGATCCATAAACGGCAGCACAGCGGCCACCTGGTTGTAGGATTCGATGATGGAGACTAAGCCATCGAGAATGGCCGACTTGAAAGTCATGAAGGTCGATTTCCCGACCATCCACAACAGGTTGATGCCACGAATCACATCGCCCAAAAATCCGACCGCCTTGATGGCAATCCGCATCCCACCCGTCACCTGGTCACGGAAGCCGTTGCTGGACTTGGCCGCTTCGACAAACCGATTTCCCATGGCGATGATGGTGGGCGATAGCTGCAAGGTAATGAGGTTGGCCACGCCGCCCATGGTGGCTTTGACACGCGTAAGCGAATCGTTGGTTTCTTCAAGCTGGGCTACCTGGATGCCGTCCAGGGCAATACCCAAATCACGTGCCTCCTGGGCAATCGCTTTCAGGTCCTCAGACCCCTTGCTGAAGGTGTTCACCATCGATACGGCCTCGGAGTCCACCAACTTCATGGTCAGCCGCACCCGGTCGCCCTGGTTGGTCACCTGACTCATGGCATCAGCGATCTCGTAAAACGCTGCCTCCGGTCCCATACGGTTCAGTTTGTCAGCATCGAGACCCAATTCACGGATGGCGTCACGTGCCTCGCCCATGCCAGCAGCGGCCTCCGCCACCCGGCGGGTTAGCCGTTGCACACCCATATCGAGGGTGCGATTTGAGATCCCGGTCAGTTCACCAGCATGCCGCAGCCCCGCCATGGCCGTGGTGGTCAGCCCCAGCTTCTCGGCGGTTTTACCCAAAGAATCGTTCACCGCCAAGGAGTTTTTGACCATGGCACCGAAGCCGGTGGTGCCGACCAGACCGGCGATGCCAAGGCGCAAGGGACTCATGGCACGGGTGAGGCCAGACAGACCCGCCTTCACGGACCGGAACGCCGCATGGGTTCTGTCGCGGGCGCTGATAGTGAATCGAGCGTCCGCCTTTCCCATGATTTATCTCTTACCTTTGTGATTGAAATACGCCTGCCAACCCAGGAATTCGGACACGGACAAAGTCATTATTTCCGTTACCGACTTGCCCAAATGTTCGGCCAGTCGGTAACGGAACAGTAGATCCGCGTCCGAGGTTAGTTTCCCGAGATGGTTTCGAAATCCAGGCGCTCGGCCCGGTTCATCTCCTCGCAAACCCGTGCGATCACTTCCGGATCCACCTCCCGCATCAGCTCCGTTCGGTGGACGCTCTTAAACAGTGGTTTGCCATCCCCATCCAGGGAGCGGACAATGAGGGTTTCCACCAGGGCCTCGAGGCTATCTTTAGCAGCGAACTTGTGGATGCGGTCCCGCTCACGCAGGTTTAGGGGTCGGCAGTAGATGGTGAAATCCCATTCAGGGACGTGAATTTCAGCCAAGCCCGCACTTAACAGCTCTTTGAAGTGGCTCTTGGCCTTTTCCAGAATTGCGCTCATTTGGTTATCTCCTAGACCACCGTCGGTTCGTTGAGGATGCCGTTGCCGGTAAAGTTAAAGCTGGCGGACACAATGCCGTTGTTCTCGCCACCCATGGATTTGCCGGTAAAGATGGCCAGACCTGAGTAGTACTGGTCTCCTGCCACATCGCCTTCCGGATAAAGATTTAGTGTGACCTCGTTGCCGACGATCATTGCGCCTTGGCCCAGGGTGTCGGTTTCATCCCAGTGGCCCTCGATGCTGCCGGACCAGCTCTTAATTCCCGGCTTATGAGTCTTCCAGGCGTCGTTGAGCTCCGTGTCCTCGACCACCTCGCCTTGGATATCGAGAGACCAGGATTTCACCTCGGCGATAGTGTTGGTCCCGACCTTCACCAGGCCTTCCGATCCAACGTGATTAGCCATCTATTTCGCCTCCTTCTTGCTCGGCAAATTTGCCGAGCTCTCGCCCTTCAACAACCAGCCCTTTTCCTTCATGGTCGGGACGGCGTCCGGCAGCACCTCAATGAAGGTTTTGCCCTTCGGACTGGTCATCGTTAATGTTCGTTTGTCTGCCATTGCCTTGCTCCTTATTGAGTTGGGGTATTGGGGTCGTCCTCCCGGTGGCGATAAGCCATCCGGAAGGTCATCTTGTTGGTGCCGACCGGCTGTTCGGCCTGATCGAAGTCGATCTCGGCACCGGCAAAGTCGATGTCCTTTGAGAGGCCACCCAGGGTGGGGTCCAGGTTCAACGCGGTGGTCACCTCGGATTCGATCTGGTCGAGGATGTCGTCCAGGCCGGTCGCGCCAGTGGCCCGGGCCTCCACCACCAGGTCCAGGTCCCGCCACAACAACCGGGGGCGACCGATGGTCGAGCGTTCGTAATCCACTTGGTCACTGACCGTGTAAACCAACAACGCCGGCAGATCGGTCTGTTGAAGTGGCCAGAGGCGCGATGGATGGACGTTTGTGCCGATGGTGGCGAGGTTAGTTAAGGCCGTGACTACGGCGTTTCTGATCTGTGTTCGGACGTGGGGCATTTCACTTTCCTTGAGTTATGGCCGAAAAGGTAGGTAATGCAATTGCATTGACGGGGTGGGGAAAATCCGATACCTTTTAGATACCTATGCCTTGGAGGATGAAATGGCCCCGATACTCGAAGTTGAATCCACTCTCACCGACCGATACCAGACCACAGTGCCCGACCCCATTCGCCGCGCACTGAAGCTGGGCAAGCGAGACAAAATCCACTACGCCGTCGAACCCGATGGCACGGTCGTGATCACACGCGCCGATTCCGCCGAGGACAGCGACCCGGTGCTCGGAAAATTCCTGGGGTTTCTGGCTGACGATATTTCCAACCATCCGGAACGAATTCAGGCGATCGATACCGAGCTATCACACCGCATCCAATCCCTGATTGGAGACACGGAGGTGGACCTCGACATCCCGCTTTCGGATGACGATGAATGAGCAATCCCAAAGTGTCACCACTGGTGATCAATGGTTGGACGGTTTTTGCTCACTCGTTGTTTCTGGACCAAGTTGAGGTACTTACCCGACGAGTAGAAGCCCTCAAAAAGAAGGACCCAGCCGGTTACACTAAAAAGAATGCAACCAAGCGTTTGGCTGCTATTGCCAAACTGGCATTCGAGGTAATTCCTCAGAACCCTGAACGGACCGAGTACCGCCAAGGTGTCACCCTCGGTGGAGAGCACAAACACTGGTTCAGGGCCAAATTCTTCCAGCAGTACCGCCTGTTCTTTCGCTATCACACCGAGAGCAAAGTAATCGTCTATGCCTGGGTGAACGATGAGAAAACCAAACGCGCCTACGAGAGCAGTAACGATGCCTATCGAATCTTCCGTAAGATGTTGGAAAACGGGCATCCGCCGGACAACTGGAAACAGTTGCTAGCCGAGGCTCAAGCGGAGTCAAACCGATTGAAAAAGGCCCATCCCTAACGATTAGGGCCCCTCCAACACGAACACCACCACCCCAGTTCCATCCGGTTCAGACGCCCGAATGCTGTAGGTGGTCACCGTTTCCGGATCGACCTGAATCTCCAGTGTCCCGCCTACCTGAGGCTTAAACGTCTCCGGCCAGTAGGCCACCTTGGTGGTGAAGGTGGTACGCCTAGCCGCCGTATCGGCAAACTCTCCAGGCACGGCCAAATACTCTCGGTCGAACACCCCACGGATGCCACGCAAAGCGGTGCCGTCTGCCGACCGATACACCGCCTCCACCACCCCGATCCCGCCTTCACCAAAGAAGACGGTATCGAGGTCGGCTTCAATCTGGTTATTCAGGCTGATCACCAGCCACCTTCTTACGCTTCCCCACTGGCCGGACAATGCCCTGCTCAATGAGCTTTTCCGCCTCAGTTTTACTCAGCTCTACCGAATCACCGGGCCTCGCTTCCTGCTTGCCATTGTTAAGCACACCTTTGACGACTTCGAATTCCATGGTTTTCTCTCCTATACCGCTTTGATGGACATAAACGCATCAATCTGGATGGGTACCGGCAAGGGCGCCGACTGCACCATCACAAACCGGGCCGAGGGGTTCGGCTGGGTCCAGCTTTTGGGGAAGTACCGCACCGATGCCGACCCCACATCCAGATCCTGAATGGCCCCGTAGTGCATCGCCGCACGGCTGTTGGGGTTGCCCAAGAAAATACGATCCACCGGCACCATGGGGTTAGTGGCCCCGGCATCGTCGTACCACTCGTTGTAGGCGTAGAAATCCAGACCCTCGATGGTGCCGATGTAGGAAGCCCCCATGGCCGCACGGCGTGTGGTGTCGATAGCTCCCATCACCAAGCGGCGGTTATCCAGAACCTGACGAATGTCGGTGTGGGCCAAAAACGCATCCACGACGGTTTCTCCCATCACCGCCACCGTCGGCACAATGCCGGCGTTTCGACCCACTGTGCGCTTCCAGGCACGCAGGTTTTCCAACGGGGTGCTGTTGGCAGTGTCGGTCCAAAGGGCACCACCGGTAAGGGTGATTTGGTGGGTGGGATCCAAACCAAAATCCAAGGTGTCGTTGATACCTTCACCGGTAACGGTCAACGAACCGTCCAACAGCAGCTGGGCGCACATCCACTCTTCCCGGCGGACGATCTCCTCCTGCAACTCCGCCAGGTCTTTGCCCAGCTCTGCCGCTGCCCGCTGTGCCGGAGTGGCGTTACCCGCGTAAACGTGACTGCCCATGGGCCGCTTAAACAGCTCCTCGGCAGCGGTGGTACGGAACGGCTTAATGTAGGGTGGCGCGTAGGTCTTGGTGGTGTAGCCTGCACGATCCAACGGCTTGCCCTCGTGCTTGGGGCTGACGAAGGGGGCCATTTTTCTTTTGCCCTTACGAATATCCACGTCCACGTACTTGGTGTTGGAGGTTTCCACCCCACCAAAGAAGGTGTCTCGCAAAAAGGTTTTCGGGGGAAAGGTGGTTTCCAGCGCCGCCATCATGGTGCGGCTGTCAAACAGATCGATTGCCATCTTTTTGTAATCCTTAATTTCAGGGCATAAAAAAGCCCACCCCGAACAAACGAGGTGGGCTCATGCCAGAGTGGGTGTGGCTTGATTTAGGCTGGGATGGTCGCCTGTAAGAAGATCCCTCGATCACGGAGGCCGTCCTTGATGGAGCCAGCGGTGTGCCCAACCCCCAGGGTCAGAGCCCCTTCGGAAAACTGCCCGGTCTTGTAGGCCACACATGGGGCATCCCCAGCGGTGGCGTCCGTGTCGCCGGAGAGAATCGCGTAGGGCACTTCGGAACCGTCCGCCGCAGCTAATACCGACAGGGTCAGCTTGCCAGAGGCGGTGATCTGGCCGAGCACTGCACCCCGGACGAGGTTTTGGCCAACGATAAGCGTCTCGGCATCGGTCACCAGAGGAAAGTCTCCAGCGATGAGATTGTCGCGGGTGGTGGATTGGGTGGTAATAGGCATCGTTTAAATCTCCTTTTGACGGCCGGTGCCGGCGGCCATGGCGCCAATCAATTCGGCTCGTTCTTGTTCATCGGTATCGTCGGTGCCCGGATGGGCAGCGCCAGCCAACTGAGATTCGGCAGCCATATCCTCCAGGGAGGCCCCACGGGCCTTTTTAGCCTGAAGGATCTTCATGGCCACCTCAGGCCCAGTGGTTTCACCGTCATTAATGGCTGAGGTAATCACCTCTTCGAATCCAGCGGTTTGAACAGACAGGATGGATTGAACCCGTTTCCGTTCAGCCTTGGCTCCGACCTTTTGACCTTCCTCAAGGCCGGTCTTATAGCCGGTTTCTTTACCCGCATCGAGCCCCTCGGCCAACACGGCGTCGTATACCGATCCGTGTTCCGCCTTCAGTAATGCGGTAGTCATTTCATTCATACCCTGCTCCTTCGTTTTGATGAGTTCCGCCAGGGTGGCGGTGCCGTCTACCAGCCTTGCTTCGATTGCTTGATTGCCAATAAAGACACGGCCATCGGCCATATCGCTTAACACCGATTCAGGGCTGACACCCCGGTAAGCTGCCACCGTGTCGACAAACACCCCATACAGATAATCCACCTGGGCTTGAATGCCGTCCCGGGATGCTTGGGACAGTGGGGCGTGGGATGATCCCAGTCCCTTGTATTTCCCCGCCGTGATCTCCGTCACCTTGATGCCTTGGTTGGCATTGGCCTCGGATTTGTCCATATGGGTGGCGATGATGCCAATGGATCCCACCTGGGCGGTGGGGCCTGAGATAAACAGCGAATCCGCCGCAGAGCCGATCCAGTAGGCGGCGGATGCCATGGTGCCGTTGGCCAGGGCGATGATCGGTTTTTTA